TCATTATGGTGGTAGTTTCTCTTGCGTGGAAATCCTCCTGGCCCTTTACGACCATGTAATGGGGCCGGATGATATTTTTATTCTTTCCAAGGGCCACTCCTGCTGGCCCTTGTATGTTTTACTCCGGGAGAAAGGTTTAAATCCCAAGCTGGAGGGGCATCCTCATCGTGATCCGGCGAATGGGATTCATTGGACCACCGGAAGTTTAGGCCATGGTCTCCCGGCTGCCGTGGGAATGGCCCTTGCCAAAAGGATTCAAGGGGATCCCGGAAGAGTTTTCGTTCTGTTGGGAGATGGAGAATGTCAGGAAGGCACAACCTGGGAAAGTATCCTGATTGCCGGAAAGTTAAAACTGGGGAACCTCTTTGTTATTGTGGATGATAATGGCATCCAAGGAAGTGATAAAGAACTGTTCAATGTAACCAACGTCCTTGAGGAGACCGTAGGTGTCGCCGGGTGGCATTCATTTTGGATGAATGGTCATTTTATGGAAGAAATGGTAAGGAGGATCCCTTTGGCTTTTGGAGATCTTCCTGTCATGATGATCGCTAAAAGCATTAAAGGCGCTGGCGTTTCCTTCATGGAGAACCGGCCTGAATGGCACGCCAAATGGCCCAGCCCTGAAGAATACCAGGCAGCAATGGAGGAACTGAAATGAGTAATCCTATCTTTGGCCATCTTATTGGCAAGGAAATGGCAGAGGCTTTCGGCATCCCGACCGATCTACCTATTCGTTCTTTTAATATCCGTTTTGCTATTGATGAAGTTGTTACGGCAAAAGTGGAGTATTTCCTTGAAGATGAAAACGGGGATTTGTTGGAGAGGATCAGAACTTTTAAACTTGGAGTTGTTAGCGAGGTGGGAAAATAAATGAGAAGAACATTTGGGAAAGTCATCTTCCACTTGGCTGAGAAGGACGAGCGGGTCATTCTTATTACTGGGGACGTGGAACAGGAGATCGCTTCCTTTAAAGACCGTTTCCCCAAGCGGTACTTTAATCTGGGTCTTTGCGAGCAATCCATTATCTCCATTGCTGCCGGGATGGCGGCTGAAGGACTTCGGCCTTACGTTTACTCCATTACTCCCTTTGTTCTTGAGCGTCCATTCGAGCAGATAAAGGTGGACATCGATGAACAGATACTGCCTGTTGTACTTATTGGCAATAGCGACTATCCGACTCATGGTCCTACCCATCGACCGCTCAACGCCAAGGTTCTTTGCTCGGCGTTTAAAAATGTTGTCTCTTATTTTCCACGGTCTGGCTTTGAAACTGAAAAGGCTATGCTTGACTCTTATTTGATGGGGCTCCCCGCATTTATCTCCCTGTCAAATGAAAGGTTACCTTTCCTATGAAAACGGTGCTTATTACCGGTGCAAATGGTGGATTGGGCTTCGCCCTTTCCATGGTTTTTCATAACGCTGGTTATCGTCTTTTACTTCATTCCCGTTGCCAGATTGAAAGCCTCCCCTCCAATGCTATTGGGGTAACTGGGGATTTAACCTCCCCCTGTACTATCAGTAATCTGGCTGACCATGCCCTCCGTATGGGAGTAGGCGTTTTGATAAATAATGCTGGAAAGTACCTGAAAAAGAAATTCTCTCTGATCACAGATGACGAGGTATTTCATACTCTTTGCTCTAACCTTACCGTACCTATTCTGCTGACGAAAGCGCTTTGGCCTTGCTTCCGCCGGCAAGGGGGTGGGCAGGTTTTTAATATCGGTTCTTTGGCTGCTACTATGGGGGGAGATGGGGAGTCGATTTATTCGGCGGCTAAGGCCGGTCTATTGGGCTTTTCCCAGTCTCTACAGTTTGATGGTACCAGGGATAATGTCCAGATTACTTATATTCACTTGGGCGCTATGAGAACCCCGATAACCCAAAGCAGGCCGCTGCAAGGGAAGTTGATCGACCCTTTTGAAGTGGCGAAGACGATCCTTTCCCTTTGTGAAACCAGGGACTCTATGAGAACCCCGGAAATCAAGATTACAAGGAATAATTACTAATGGCTACCCAGGCTGAAGAGAAGTGTGTTTGCGGCAGTGACAACTTCTCCCATTCCCATCCCCCTTACTACTGGGTGGATGAAGCCGGAAACACCCTTTTAAGCGATGAGAAGTTTCTGGTGGGCACTTGTACCCGCTGTGGCATTGTCCGGCAGCTCGGGGTTAAAAAGGATCTGGCTGGTTTTTACAAGAAGGAGTACCCGCCGCTGCAATCCAGTTACCAAGTGAAGAACTACGAGCATGATGTTCGGGTCGCTTCCCTCCGATGTGATGATTATGGGGTCTTCCCCGGCACGGATCTTCTCGTGCTGGATATCGGCAGTGGCTCTGGGGCCTTTGTGGACACTTGCCGCCAACGGGGTGCAAGGGCCTTCGGTTGCGAGATTGGTCAGTATCATTACTCCCAATCTTCCCAGTACATTTACAATCAGCCGTTTGAGCAAGTTGGGTTTCCCACCGATTACTTTCAGATGGTCACTTGCCACGATGTCCTGGAGCACGTTTTAGATCCCCTGGCTTTTCTTCAGGAGGCATTCCGGGTGGTTCAGCAGGGTGGGAACTTCATCATTGACTTCCCCCGCTTCCACCATGAGTCTGGGAAGCATCACTGGAAAAAAGAACATATCTGGTATTTCACCGATGAACAGCTTGAAACCCTTTTAAAGCAAGTGGGGTTTGAGGTGGATAAAGTTGCCCATCCGGTAGAAAGCAAAACTGTTTTCTACTGTGATAAGCCCGAGCAGCAGCGCCCTTCCATCCTGGTTCCCCCTGGGATCGGAGATAGTTATTGGTCTATCGTAAAATTGGAATCTTTCCTCAAATGGAAGAAACTGCCCCTGCCGGATATCACGGTGGTTTGCCCTAAGTCCAAGAAGCATAACGGACACCAGCGGGCCTTCCCTTTCCTGGAAATGTTCCCCTTCCTTAACCCTTCTTGGGAGACGGTAGATAGCCGTGAAAAGAAAAGCATGGCTATCTGGAAAGAGGCATATGCTCAGGAGGGCCGGACGATATTTGAGCAAGTGCTTGGCTACGATTATTTCATCTCCTATAATGGACATCTTCGGGTGGGAAAAGAGTTGGACCTAATTGACCCCCACTTGGAATGCAATTGGCAGCCGAAGATGTTCGTTTCCCTGGAGCAGTCCCAGTTTCAGGAAAGCTGTTCACAGCGGTTCGGGAAGTATATCGTTTTTTACTTCATTTTTCAGGGAACTTACCAGTATTGGACGAATGAGTTCCCTATCCACTACGCTGCGGAGTACATAAATAAGACAATCAAGGAGACAGGTTACAAGGCGGTTTTTACTGGTGGCAAGTGGGATGCCGAAGACCAGTCCCTAAACCGGCTGAAGGCCCTTGTACCTGGGCATATTGATTTGGTAGGGAAGACATCGGTGGCTCAGTTATTTGGGCTTGTGAAGGGTTCCCAAGCGGTTGTGGGCTACCCCTCCGGCCTTACCATTATGTCTGCCGTCCTCGGGGCAAAGACCCTTTGCATTTGGAACGATTACTATAACCAGCAATTCTTCTGGTATGCCATGCCACCAGTAACCAGGGGGAAGAACTATCATATTGATGTAACCAGGGGGCTTGCCCCGGATTATTTGGCACGTCGTACCGTCTCTTTGGTAAATGGAAAGATCTGCCCGCAACGGCAAAGCCCACTCCCTCCCCCGGCTATTAAGCAGGAGCCTCCACCAAGGCGGGTGATTGCTCCCATTAAAAAAAAGAAGTTATCATTATCACCAGTCCTGCCGGTAGTTACCAAGTCTGGTGATCCAGTTTCAGTCGCTTGTGTATTAAAGTCTGGTGGGGATTATAACCAATCCCATGTCCAGATCCTCTACAATATGGTAGATCGCCGATCTACCATACCAGTCAAGTTCTTTTGTTTGACCGATCAGCAGTTTTCTATTCCCAATGTTAATACCATCCCATTGAAAGATGCTTTGCCTGGGTGGTGGAGTAAGATCGAGCTTTTCCGTCCCGATCTCTTTTCTACTGAGCGGGTTGTTTACTTCGATCTTGACACCGTGCTGGTGAATAATATAGATCCGCTGCTCGCCCTAAAGGAAAGCTCCTTTTACGCCCTGCTCCCCTGGAACCCGAAGAACAGGGCAAATGGTTATTTGGCAAGTGGAGTGATGAGTTGGCGTAACGGATTTTTCCCCTTTATTTATAAAGATTTTACCATTAATATAATTGATAACTTCCCAGGAGACCAGCATTATATTAGTGAGGCTCTAATGGAAAATGGCGTTTCTTGTTCACCCCTCCAATCTTGCTTCCCTGGTATTTATTCTTACAAGCGCCAGTGCCGTAATCGCTTGCCCTGGGATGTTCGAGTGGTTTGCTTCCACGGGAGCCCCCGGCCGTTTGAAGTGGTTAGGAATATCCCCTGGGTAGGGGAGAACTACAGGTGAAAGAGCCTATCCTCATTACAGGTTGCGCCCGCTCTGGGACCAGTATGACTGCCGGAATCCTTTCCCTTTGTGGGGCTGTTGGTGGGGATATGTTCGGCGCTACCCGGTTCAATCCAAGAGGGATGTTTGAGAATAAAATCATCCGTGAAGGGGTGACTAAAAATTATCTCCGCTCTATCGGCGCCGATCCCCTTGGTCAAAAACCCCTTCCCGATATGAAGCGGGTTTACCAGGACGCCACTAACCCTAAGTTCGTTTACCAGTGGAGGGACACTGTTCAGGGCATTGCCAAGGCGCAGGGGATGGGAGATGATGAGCCTTGGTTTTATAAGGGCGCGAAGATGTGCTTATTTTGGCCCATCTGGCATAATGCCTTCCCTGGGGCCAAGTGGGTAGTTGTTCGCCGCACTGACTCTGATATTGTCAGTTCTTGCCTTCGTACTAATTTTATGAAGGCTTATTCTACAGCGGAGGGTTGGCAGGGTTGGGTGGATGTCCATAAGCGCCGCTTTGAAGAGATGAAATCCACAGGGCTCCGGGTTTTTGAGGTCTGGCCGGAAAAAGCAATTCAGGGCGATCTTACCGGGGTTTACTCTATGTTGGAGTGGCTCCAATTAGAGCCCCATCCTGAGTTGATTACCAAGTTTATTGACCCGGTTCTTTGGGGGAAGAGAAAATGAGAACCACCGAAGAAGATGTTTTGGACATTATGGACACGCCTTTGACCACTGCTCAGATCACCCCGTTCTTGACCGCTGCAAACGCCATCGTGACGGACCGGCTGGCATCTGCTGCCCCCGCCCTTTCCACTACCATTTTGGCGGAGATAGAGAAGCAGTTGGCGGCCCATTTGGCATCTGTCCGTTCCAAGTTCGCTATCCGAGAGAAGATGGGGGAAGCAGACGCCACTTACGGATACCAGGGCGGGGAGGGGCTAAAGGCCACTCCTTACGGGGAAATGGTCCTTCTGCTGGACACCACTGGGACTATGGCCAATGCTGGCCGGCCTTATGCGACCTTCGAAGTGATCTCCATCCCTTACGATGACGATGACTCGGGGGCACGGTGAACATTACCTCCCAGTTAAAGCAGACTGCTACCCACTGGGTGAAGTCGTCTATTGATGGCTACGGCAAGCCTTCCTTTGCTGCCCCGGTAAGCCGGTATTGTCGTTGGGAGGATAAAAAACAGATCTTGCGGGCGGAGGGACAGGAGCAAATAACAATTTCTACTCGCGTATTCTTGGCCGCCTCCCCCACGGTAGGGGATTACCTATACCTGGGGACATCAACGGCTTCTAACCCGCTTAGCGTTAGTGACGCAAGGGAAATAGCGGCCGTCCAGAAGTGGCCTTCTTTATCCGGGACACAAACCCTTTACTTGGCCCTGTTGAAGGCATAGTAGATGATAGTTAAGACCCCTCAAACTGCTTTTTTATCCGGGTTGGATCAAGTGTTCTCTAATCTGAATAAGGAGCTTCAAAAGATTGAGGGAAGGTCCCAAGAGGGCTTGGTACTGGCAGCTTTGGAAATTCGTACAGATGCCCAGAAGCTGACCCCTGTAGTTACCGGTAATTTAAGGAATAGCGCTTATGTGGCGAGTAGCAAAGGACAAAAATCTTCTCCCAGTTTTAAAGGCAAGGAAGCCGGTGTCCTTTCAGCAAACCATCAGCAACGGACTGCTCAGTCGGTAGTTGAGTGTAAGACTTCCCCAGCGATAGAGGTCCATGTGGGGTTTACCGCTGTTTACGCTCCATTCGTTCACGAGAACCCGAGGGCAGGGAAGACCGGTGGTTATAGCCCCAAGGGTAAGGTTTACAAACCGGAGAAAGGGAGTAGCCGGATTGTCTGGAGTAGGGTTGGCCAGTGGAAGTTCTTGGAGGACGCTGTTAAGCAGAATATGAAAAAGATCCTTACCATTGTCGCCGCTAAGGCACGGATTAAATGAATACTTCTGCCCAGGACATAAAGATTATCCTTGACGGAGATTCCTCCTTGGGGTTAACTTTTGGCACAGATCTTTTTATCGGTCTGATGCCGGATACTCCCGATGAGTGCGTTGCTGTGACTGATACTGGTGGCCTTGAGCCTGCCCCTGGCCCTTACTACTACCCCACGGTTCAATTGCTTGTACGGGCGGGTGTGGGTTTGTATGCTACCGTTTCTGACCTGGCCTACACTATTTTGGATAAGCTTCATGAGTACTGCGGACAACCAGATTCATCCAGCTATTACTATACAGGCATCTGGGCCACCGGTGACCCAGTGTTTATTGGGACAGATGAGAAAAATCGTCCACTTTTTGCTTTAAACTTTCGTATTCAAAGGAGGTAAAAGAAAATGCCAAGCAATGCTTTTTCAGGAGTAGGAACCCTTTTCAAGCGCGGTGTCCAGACGGTGGCGGAGATCAACAGCATTTCCGGCCCTAATATGTCCCGTGGCACTATCGATGTGACCAGTCTGGACAGCACCGGGGGCTACCGGGAGTTCATTGCTGGGTTCCGTGATGCAGGGGAAGTTACCCTCAACTGCAACTTTTCCCTGGCAGAATGGAGCGAGTGGCTGGAGGATTTCCAAAGCGATGATTTGGTCACGTACCAAATCACCCTGGCTAATCCTCAGGCCACCACCATCGACTTCTCCGCCCTTTGCACCAGCCTGGGCATGGCGATCCCGATGGACGACAAGGTCACCTGTGATGTAACCCTCAAAATCTCTGGCGCCCTTACGGTCGGGAGTTAAAAACCAAAAGGAACCTACTATGCAATTCTTAACCAAAGAATCCTTGACCAATTTGCCCCCGGTGAAGATCGAGCGCGTGGAGATCCCCGAGCTGGATTCCTTTTGCTTCGTCCGGGAAATGTCCTCCGCCCAAAAGGACGCCTTTGAAGACTCCACCATGTTCATTGATGGTAAGGGGCAGGTTCAAAAGCGGATGGAAAACTACCGTGCCAAGTTCCTTGTTCAGACCATTTGCGATGAGCAGGGCAATTTGGTCTTTACCATGGGGGACCTCCCGGCCCTGGGCCAACTTCCTGCCTCTGTGGCAGTGAAGATGTTCTCCGCTGCCCAGAGGATCAATGGCATGACGGTGGAGGAAGCCGAAAAAAACTCAGGGAGCGACCAAGACGCAAGTTCCTCTTCCAATTAGCACTCGCCCTTGGTCGCACGGTAGCAGAACTTACTTATACCTTAACGGAGAACGAGTTAAACGAGTGGATAGCATTCAATCAAATAGCACCATTCGGCGATATCAGGGGAGATGTCCAGGCGGCTTTGGTGTGCTCGGTTTTGGCGAATTGCAACCGGGACCCCAAGAAGTCAAAGCCATTCGGGGTCAAAGACTTCCTGCTCTTCCAGGAAAAGAAACAGGACAATCGGATAACAGACCCGGAAATAGCTCGTCAACTATTTTTAGCAATGGCAAAGGTCAGGAGTAAAGATGGCGACTCCAATCGGCGACCTGGTAGCGAAGCTTAAACTCGATACCTCTAATTTTGAGAAGGGGATCGATAAGGCGAAGTCTGAGGCAGCGGGGCTTGACTCCAAGATGGAGCATGCCTCTAAGTCCATGGGTTCGTCTTTGGGGATTGCTACTAAGGCGGCCACTGCTTTTGGCGCTGCCCTTGCTTTTGGTCAGGTAGCTACTTTTGGCAAGGAGGTATTTGATACCGGCCGAAGAATTGCTGCTACTAAGGTGGCGTTTACTGAGATCACTGGTTCTGCGACCCTTATGGCGGAGGAGATGAATTTCGTCCGCAAAACCGCGAACGATATGGGGCAGAATTTCTATTCCCTTACTGACTCTTACAAAGGGCTCCTTGCTGCCAGTAGAGGGACTGCTTTAGAGGGGCAGCGGGTCCGGGATGTCTTTACTGCCGTTACTAAAGCTTCTACTTCATTAGGGCTTTCTACGGATGAAACAAAAGGGGCACTGATTGCCATTCAGCAAATGATGAGCAAGGGCAAGGTGAGCGCCGAAGAACTTCGCCAGCAGTTGGGCGAACGCCTGCCCGGCGCCTTTAACTTAATGGCGGAAGCCGTGGGAGTCTCTGCCGCTCAGTTGGATAAAATGCTTCAGCAAGGGGAGGTTATCGCTGCCGATACCCTTCCTAAATTCGCCGCAGTTTTGGAGAAAAAGTATTCCGGCGCGGTCAATTCCTCTACTGCTGCTGTAAACAAATTAACAGAAGCATGGGAAGATTTTAAAGTATCACTATCGGAGTCGGGTTTTCAGGAAGTGGCAGTAAAGGGGCTAAACGCTTTAACGAAAGCAGTGAAGGCGCTTACAGAAGGTTCCAAGCTTTCTACCTACCGGGATATATTCGAGAAGGGGAAGGAGCTGGCAAGGGACGGCCAGTTGGATTGGCAGAAGTTTGTAGAATCCAATAGGGAACAGCGCCTTGAGATGATCCGTATTGCAGAACTCCAGGAAAAGCCACAACAGGAAACCCGGTATGTGAAAGGCTTTACCAGGGATTTCTCTATGATGCCCTGGAACCCTTCTGAAAAGTTTCGTGCCCAACAGGCTAACCCTTTTGGTAGTCAAGAGGAACATTTAGATTGGCTGGAGAAGCAGACTAAGGCGCGGCTGGCAGCTGAGGAGAAGGTGGCTGAAAAGGCGCGGAAGGAAGCGGAGAAAACTGCTAAAGCCCTCCGCGACCGTCAGTTAGATGCCGCTGATTTTTCCCTCCTTGGAAAAATGGATGTTGACGAGCAAGATAAATGGATTTCCTCTTGGAATAAGGAAGTTGCCGATTTCGAGAAGCAGTGGGTCCAGTCTAATGAGCAAATTGGGCAGGTTTTTGTTGCCCAGTTAGATGCCAGGGATCAGGCGACGGAAAAGAGTCTTGCCCTCCGCAAATCTTTAGAGCGGGATTACTATAACACTTTAAAACAGGGGTCCACCGAGTGGGTCGCATTTTCTGTTAGAATGTTAGACCAGGAGTACGAAGAAAAAAAGAAGATGATTGACCTTACCCTCCAGGATGAGCAACAGAAGACCGAAGCGCTTATCATGTTGGATCAATGGAGGGCGAATGAGCAGCGGTCTATTTCGGAGAAAACCTCCAGCATCCTTATTGATTTATCGGAACAAGCTGCCAGGGCAATGGAGCAGAACTTCTCCAATTTCTTCTTTGACCTCTTTAACGGCAAGATGCGAAGCATGGCGGACTTTTCTACCGCTATTTTCCAATCCCTTACCCGTATGGCAGCGGATTATATCGGCCAGCTTGCCCGTATTGGTCTCTTTGGAGATAAAAACCAAGGGGTCACTGGTTTATTATCCACCTTGGGAACCTCCTTGGTCGGTGCCTATAACAATTTCAAATATACGCCAATGTCTCAAACCACTGCCTTAGCGCTTGTAAAGCATGGTGGTGGAAAGGTAGACGGCACCGGCCCATATCGGCAGGTGCCTGCCTCCCTTTTTGACAGTGCTCCAAGGCTCCATGACGGTCTTAAAGCAGGGGAGTACCCTGCTGTTCTGGAGCAGGGAGAAGGTGTTATTCCAAAAGATGGTTATGGTGCCCAGGCCCCTATTATTATGAATCTTTACTACCAACCAAATAATAACTTGATAGATTCCCGCGGAATTAAAGAGGCTATTTTGCAGGAGGCAGATACTGTAAAAGGCATTATTCAATCTGGATTCCGTGAAATGGGAAAGACTGTGGTGTTAGGATGAGCGGATCTTGGCCAATCACAATCCCGTTAAAAAGCATTCAAATTGCTTCTTCTTCCAATGTCTTTGTCTCTGGAGGGCAGAATAATGCTATCCAGACCAGGGCGGTAGTGAATTCTCATAGATGGCTTTTTCGTGGGTCATTAGTTTCTTCGAATGACCCTGTTATTGCCAGGGCCTTTTTTGCTTTTATCTGTAAGCAGAAGAACCAATATGATACTTTTACTTTTACACCCGCCATTTTTGCGCCAAACGGGTTTGCTGCTGGGACCCCGTTAGTAAATGGCGCCAGTCAGACCGGGGGAACCATTTCGATAAAAGGCTTTTCTCCTAACATTACAGGCATTATGAAAGCGGGGGATTTTTTAAAGTTCGCTAACCGTGACAAAGTCTACATGGTGACTGCTGACGGTAACAGTGATGGAAGCGGTAATGTTACCCTGGATATTTTCCCGGATCTTTTCCAGTCTCCAGCGGCTGATTCTGCGGTTACTATTACGGATGTCCCATTTACGGTATCCTTCGTGGATAATATCCAATCTTTAGATATTGAGCATTTGCTCAGCTGGAATATCGACATCTCCTTTTTGGAGGTACCGGTAATTGGCTAACCGGGGAATGACATCTGCGGTAAGAAGTAAATTGCTTTCGGGCAGTTTTGAGTACTGCTTATTTGTCGAACTGGATTTCGACTCCGGTACTGTTTACCTTTCCAATTCCACTAGTAACCTTACTTATGATGGAAACACCTATCTTGGCACTGGTTCTTTTGGAGGGATTGATAAGGTAGTAGAAAGCAACATTGTAAAAGCTTCTCAATTGTTGCTTTCTTTGTCTGGAGTGGATCGTGTTTTTATTGCACAGCTTTTGACGGAGGAGTATCTTAATCGAGAAGTACGGATTTATTTGGCTGTTTTTGATGAGGATAGTTCAGGTAAATTTATAATACCTGACCCTGTTCTTTTATTCTCCGGTTATATTGATTCGCCAACTATATCAGAAAACCCAAAAGAGGGGACAAGTACTATTGGTATTTCATGCACTAATATATGGGCAGATTATGAGCGGGTGGCGGGCATGAGAACTTCCGATGTTTCTCAGCAGCTTTTCTATCCTGGGGATAAGGGGCTGGCAGTATGCGGCGATAGGGTAGAGCGGATTTGGTGGGGAAGATTGCCATGAACCCAGCCGTTGAAAAAGAATTTATCTCTTTTATTAATGCCAATCTATACCTTCCTTTTGAATGGGGCAGAACTGACTGTAATATCCTTTCTGCTAAGGCAGCAGGCATTGTTTCCCAAAAAGATTTTAGCAGTTGGATTGAGGGAAAGTATTTTAGCAAATTACAAGCAGCCCGTTTCTTTCGCTCCCTGGGGGACATAAAAGAAGTGGTAAGAAGTTTTGGTGGTTTCCAAATTCAGGAAGGGCATAGAAGAAACGGGGATTTAGTTCTTTCTCCTCACCGCTTATTTTGCTGCCTCCACGTGTTTGTGAACGGCAGGTTATTTTCCTCCGGCCCCGATACTGGAGTTATTTTGGCTGATTATATTCCCATTCCAGATGCTACTTATTGGAGACCGCCATGCCACCAGCTGTCCCTGTAGTAGCCTCTTTAGCAGCAGCAGCTGCCTTTACTATGGCAACGGAAGCAGGACTATCAATTGCTATGGCGGCCCTGCTTGCTTCTGTGATGGCTACCACGGTCCAGTTCCTTGGTAACGCTATTATTGGCCCTCCGAAGACCCCTGATGCCCCTTCCTTCACCCTCCCTAAGATGGAGGAGATCGCCCGGGGTTCCCTATTGAATAGGGATGGTAATAACGAGTACGTTCCCGTGATAGTAGGAACCAGAAGGGTTGGTGGGTACCGATATATAATTGGTGCTACGGGATCGAAGAATGAATTTATCCATATAATTCTCATCTACGGAACCGGCCCCATAAGTGCTATAAATACTGTTTATCTGGACGGTGAGGAAAGCACCTTATCTAAGTTCTCCGGCCTTGTTCGGGTAAACAATCATTTGGGGGCAACGGATCAGGCAGCAGATAGTGATTTGGTGGCTGAGATTGGTTGGTGGACAACTGATCACCGCCTTAGAGGGCTTGCTTATTCTTACCTTAGAATAAAATATGATCAGGATATATTTACCCGTGTCCCTATTATTACTGCTGATGTTGACGGGTATTTATGGGAAGATATTCGGGATAGTTCTTTTACTACGGTTTTAGATAATCCAGCGATGGTGATCCGGGGATATTTAGTAGATAGTATATTTGGTAGGAGAATCCCCCCAGATGCAATTGATGAACCTTCCTTTATAGAGGAAGCGAACTACTTCGATGAGTTGGTTACTTTAGAGGGAGCGTCGAAAAAGCGGTACACCTGTAATGGGATAATTGATACTGGAAAACCTCAGCTTCAGATAGTGAATGATCTGCTTTCCTGCTGCCGATCCAGCTTGATTTTCTCCGGTGGGAAGTATTATCTTCGGTGTGATAAACCAAGAACCGTTCACGGTGATTTAGTTTTTACAGAATCAAATATCGTAGGTGATTGGCAGTTTTTCCTTGGAGGAGTCCGGTCAAAGTACAATCGTGTAACTGCTAATTTCTTTAATCCTTCTAAGGATTGGCAGTCTGATTCTGCCATAGTTGATTCTGATACCGCCCGCGTAGAAGACGGCAATAGGTTATTAGAGACTTCTATTGATTTGCCATTTACTTCGGATTATGGAAGGGCAATGATGATTGCAACGATCGCCCTGAAACAATCCCGCCAGTATATCTCCACAACATTTAAAGCTAAACCCCAGGCACTGATGGCGGAAGTATTAGACCGCATCCCCATTACGCACTCTACGCCCGGGTGGGTATCTAAGGATTTTACTTTATTAGACACTAATATCAAAGGCGGGTTAGATATAGAAGTTACCATGAGGGAGTATGATGAGGATGTTTATGACTTTGGCGTAATAGCTGCCCAAGATACCGTGCCGGATACAAACCTCCCCTCCCCCACATCAGTCTTTGCACCAACAAATTTGGTGGTCTCCGAATCCCTTTATGTCACAAGGGATGGTGCTGGGGTAAAGTGCAAAGTTTATTTAACATGGGCTTCCAGCGACCCGTTTGTTAGAGAATTTGTGGTGGAGTACAAGCTTTCCAGCGCTGCCACGTGGACCGTGGCGGGCTCTACCACGGCCGCCGCAATCACGTTGTTTGACTTTGACCCGGCCCGCTACGGTTTTCGCGTTAAAGCCGTCAACACCCTCGGGGTGAGCTCCGTTTGGT